CAGATGAAGCTCGACATTACTTGTAAGACTCCTTCTCTGCTGGCAAAGTGGCTGAAGTCTGAGAATACTTCTAGTGAAGAGTCTCGTATGCTCGCCAATAAAACTCGTGCTGCTTTTGGCCTGAATCATCGCCAGTATCGTAAGATGTTGTCTGCTCTGCGGGCGCGCATCAATGTAGTTGAGTGTCTTATGAGCGCCGGCAAGTGGGATGAGATCGAGTTTGATAAGATTCCTTCTAAGGCTGGTTTTATCTATCGTAATGCGTTCGCGCGGCATGATATTGAGCGCATGAAGAGCGAGAAGAACGTGGTATCTTATGAGAATTTCGTAAAGGATGAAAAGACTACGGTTAACGCCAAGGATCTTTATCCTTACGAAGTGGTAGCAAAGGCTTATAATCTTACTCGTAATGTTCACCGCGGGTGGGGCTGGAATCGTACGAATATTTCAGAACTTACTGGGGTAGATTCTACTGAGCGGGCCGCGATTAACAAGTATTGGGACAATCTGAAGGATTACTTTAATGGATGTTCTCTCGATGCTCTTTGCGTTGTGGATACTTCTGGTTCTATGTGGGGAACCGAAGCGAGCGCGCCCATTAATGTAGCAATTTCTCTTGGTCTGTATGCCGCAGAGCGTGCACGTGGTCCTTTTGCTGGTCACTATGTGAGCTTTAGCTCTCATCCTCAGTTGATTGAGACAGTTGGTGTGGATTTTGTTGATAAGGTTTGGAGAATCTATCAGACAAATCTTTGCGAAAACACCAATATTGAAGCGACTTTTGATATGCTGCTTAATACAGCAATTAAAAATCGTTGCTCTCAGGCTGATCTTCCTAAGTCTCTTGTTATCATCTCTGATATGGAGTTTGATAGTCAGCGCGGGTATTATGGCCGCAGAGATAATACTCTGATGGAAAACATTAGAGATAAGTGGGAAGCTCATGGATATGAGATGCCTCACCTTGTGTATTGGAATGTTAATGCTCGTCATGATAATGTTCCAATGACAGTAAAGGATGGAGTTACTCTTGTGAGTGGATTCAGTCCGGTTATCTTTGAGATGATCATGAAAGGTAAAACTGGATATGATCTGATGATGGATAAGCTTAATAGTGAGCGATATGCTTGCATTAAGTAAGATCTGAATAATAGGAAATAGAGAAGATATGTAATATATCTTCTCTATTTTTATATTTGACTTTTTAAAAAATTTATAGTATAATATATATAGAAAATGAGAAAGGGGCAAATCAATGCAGAGTAATGAATTTTATGCTGTTGAATATGATAATGGATATGGTGGTCTTTGGTATTTTAAAGATAAAGATAAGGCTTTTTCCTTTTTCTGGCAAAAGTTCCTGAATTGTCGTAGTGATGCTTCTGATGAATATATTCAGGAAGCTTTTAAAGAGATGAATGAATTTTATCAGATTGAAGATTTTGGATCTGTCCAAGTCTGTAGTTTTGAAGATTAAGGAGAATAAAAATGGATTGGAAAGAGAAAATGCGGCAAGGTATAAAACTTATTCAAGAAGCATGTAATGAAGATTCCACGAAGAAAGATTGTGACGATTGTCCTTTTGAAAAGATCTGCGACGTTCTCGTAGATACTCATTGGAATGATGTAAGTCCATATGGTGCTCCAGGTACTTGGGATATTTAAGAAAGGAAAAACAATGGTAAGAACTGTTATTTCATGTGATCTAATAAGAAAATATATTTGTGATCTTGAACTTTTTCAACGGTAGTATGTAGAAGAATCTGAGTAGTATAAAGAGATTGGCAAGCAGATAGAAACTATATAGATAATGCTAGATTGTTTGCCTGCTAAGAAGATTTGAATTATTAATTAAAGGAGAATAAAGATGATTAATTATAAGTCTTTTAAACTGCCTGGTAACGCAAAACTTAGAGTGCGCGCGGATAATATTGTGGCGACAGTAAGTTCTAAGAAATCAGATTCGATTGAGTTGTATGTAAGCGGTATTGCTACTCCTTGGCATCTTCCCATCGAAGGCGCGCCGTCAAAGATTATGGATTATGTTTGGGAACGTCATAATATTGAAGAGGAAGGAGAGAACGATTAATGTTTTATGTAACTGTTAATTGGTATAACGAGCTGAAAGATGAAGACATAATTACTCATTTAATTGTTGTTGCTGAAGATTGGAATGATGCAACTCAGAAGATTACGGGTCGTTTCGAATGGATTAACTCCATTAAGATGATAGAGATTGGAGGAGTAAATGGCGATCCAATTATTGAAATTCCGTCTGGTTGCGTGAAAGCTGTACTTAAAGAAAACGAATATTAATAGGATTAAAGAGAAAAAGTATATTACTTTTTCTCTTTTAAATTTGCAATTTTTTAAAAATAGTGATATAATATATATAGAAAATGAGAGAAGGGAAGATTAAAATGTTTGAGTTCAAGGCTGAAGATCTCGAAAAGGCTCGTAAAATTGTTTCTGTGTTGGAACTTCCGGAAGAGTTTGGATGTGACGATGGTGATTTCGATACTTATCCTATTGAGTCTCAGATTGAAGACGTTGTGGGTGGAGATTTCTTTGTTACCAGCGGTGTAACTAAGCTCGTTATTGATGTTAATGATCTTCCTTTTGTAATTAAGATCCCGTTTAATGGTCAGCGCGAATACCTGTGGATTGATGAGAATCATTGTGATGATGGTACTTGGTGTCCGTTCTATCGCGCGGGCGGCAGATCTAGATGGGATTACTGTGAGACTGAGCTTGAATATACTATTGAAATCCAGAACGAAGGATATGAAATGTTTGTTCCTGATATGATGTATCTTTGCAACATTGATGGATACAATGTGTATGTTCAAGAAAAGGTGCTGCCGAGATGTGAGAATAGAAATACTTATGAAGCAACTGATGCTTCTCTTGAGAAGGCAAGAAATTGCAATAAGTATTTTGATCTTGAGTGGGCCGCGAGAGCAATTGATATTTATGGCGCCGATGCTTTTGTTGAGTTTTGTGACTGGGCTAATGATGAGTTGCCGCAGATGATGGAAGATATGCATACGGCTAATTATGGCTATCGCTTTAATGGCGATCCGGTTATCTTAGACTTAAGCGGTTTCAGTGATTGATTTTTGTAAAGGTAATCATTTTTATAGATCTTTCCTTTAAAAAAGTCACTTAATATTAGAGGTGAGAAAGATGGCTTATATTTATAAGATTACTAATATTATAAATGGAAAGATCTATGTAGGTTAGACTGTATAGAGTATTAAAAATAGATGGAAGTAGCACGTAAATGAAGCTTATGCTGAAGCGAAATGCGCTCATTTACATGCCGCCATTAGAAAATATGGAGAAGATAATTTTAATATAGAAGTAATTGAATCTTGTCCACAAGAATTATTAGATGAAAGAGAAATTTATTGGATAAAAGAGCTTGATACTGTTAATGTTGGTTATAATTTAACCAGCGGAGGTAAAGGAACTAATAAAGAAATTGATTAGTCTTTATTAGAAGAATTATGGGATCAAGGATTGAGTACTGAATAGATTGCTGAACAAGTTGGTCTTACTAGATAGTGGGTTAGATAGAGATTATTAACATATGAAAATTATTCTTCAGAAGAAGGCCGTGCTCGTGGTGCAAAAACGTCAGGAAAATCAAAATGTCATTCTGTAAATTAGTTTGATGCGGATGGAAATTTAATTAATACTTTTGAATCTATTAAATAGGCAACTGAAATGACTGGTATTAATAATATTTCTCGGAGTTGTATTAAGGGCACAAAAGCTGGCGGATATTATTGGAAATATGGTGATTAAGGAGAAATTATGGATTCAAATATTGCTGTAATTGTTTTATTTATGGTTGTAATAGCATATGTGTACGCCACAAGTAACAATAGGTGGCGGCACTAATGTATATTGTTAAATAGATTTCTGATTCCAGTGCGCGGCCTTGTCCATTCTGTAATTCGGTAGTAATTTTAGTATCACAAGTAAAATTCGATAAAGCAGAAGATGAAGGTTATAAAATAATGTGTAATTGTGGATGGGCCGGCCGCGCTCTACGTAAATGGAGTAGCAATAAAATAAAGTTGATTGAAGAGTGGAATGAGCTAATTCAAGAAGGAGAATTTACCGAATAATATAAAAATAAGAGTAATAGAAAATCTATTACTCAATGATAATTTTATCATATATATTTACGTTTACCCATTTACCTAAAGTTTCATCAAAAAAGAGAAATTGATTTGGCTATGGATCTAAAATATTAACATCTCTTAATCCAGCTAAGGAAGTAAGCATAACGTCAATCATATCTCTTAAAACGTTTGGATTTGAATTTTCTGGTGTATGTAATATATAATCAATAACTTCGGCCATGCTCATATTTATCACCTCGAAGGGAAGTAGTAAAAATTTGATTTTTGTCTAATCTTATGGTATAATTAATATATAAAATGATAGGAGAAGTAATGAAAAGATATTTTTATCCGGGGCCAACCGAAGTTCAGTATTTACGTGATGGTACTTGGAGTAAAGGAATTGCATATCGTGAAGTTGTAATTGATCTTTATAGTGGTTGGCCGCGAGCTATTGAATTAATTTATATGGAAGCTGAAGAAATGGGAATTGATGAAGATGCAGCGATTGTAGAAAAATGTGAGTGGATAGATATTCTAGAATTTATGAATAGTTAAATGAATACTGGGGTGTTGTGTAAAGGTAAGCACTACGGTCTCTAAAATCGTAGGTCTGAGTTCGATTCTCAGCGCCCCTGCCAAAGGAGTTATAATATTATGACTGATGCAGAGAAAAAGTTAGTTTGTTCTATAATTGATTCGAGTTCTAGTTGGTCAAAAACTAAAGCTGCAATTAATGCTATTCCTAGTACAGAAAGTGTTCAAAAGATAGGAAGCTGGTTTGAATTAGATTGTATTGACGCTCTTGATAAAGACAGTAATCTCTATATAATTCATACTATGAGATGTTCTAGTTGTAATGCTAAAATTTTGTTATTTGATTATGATAACTATTGTCCGAGATGCGGTTCAAATAATTCTTTTAAGCAGTAATAAATTAGTATAATATAATATGAAAAATCTGACTACGGATGATGATGAAAAGGAAAATAGTGGTATGAAATATGTGCGGTTTTACGGCGGTAATGGATATTGCGGCTGTGATTATGAAGAATATGAAAAGTTTGAAGATGAAGTAACTGAAGAAGAAATTGACGAATATTCTAGTGAGATAGGTTATGAAAATGCTGAAACTTATGAATGGGTTGTTCGTGGATATGATTCAGATTGGGAATCTGAAGATGAATGTGAAGAATATTATGAAGATGCCCTAGCTTATTGTGGCTGGGAATATTGTACAGAAGAAGATTTTTTAGAAAATACAGAAGGAGAATAAAAATGTTTACAAATTATAAGTATGTAGTTACGCCGAATAAGGTTATTGCGCTGTCTTCATACGGCGGCCGCACCGTTCGTGGAATTGCGAAGTGTCATCCTGGTGATACTTTTAACGAAGAAACTGGTAAGGCACTTGCGGCAGCTCGGTGTAATGAAAAGATTGCAGCTAAGCGGTATGCTCGGGCGCAGAAAAAGTATCTTGAGATGTGTGAAGAGTTGAAAGATTTTCAGACTCGGGCGCATAAGATGGCTGATTATCTGCGGGATTCTTATGAAGCTCATAAAGAAGCTAAGCGGATTGTAGCTGAAGTTAGATCTGGAATTGAGTCATGACAGTAAAAGAACTCAAAGATATATTGGCTCTTCATAGTGATAATGGCTGTGATGCGGCTTAGGTATATGTAGAGATTTAGTTAGCAGATCAAGTCTATATCCAAAAGCCAGTTGAACATGTTCGAATTGAAAACGGTACATATACAAGTGTCTGTATAATAGCGGGAATTAATGGCGACCAGTCAAATTCATGACTCGGCCGCCTTTAACATTTTTTGGAAATTTTCAGAGATAAAATTCTTCAAAAATTTAGAGAGACATCCCTAGATTGTCTACATAAAAACAAAAAGATAGGAAATTAAAATATACTTATAAGTATTTCTATAATTTATACTTATAAGTATTATATTATATATAAACGTATAAGTAATACGTATAAGTATATGTATATATAGGATATATATAAAACGTATAAGTAATATATATAATATATCCCTATAATTTTCCA